TTAGTGGCATTCCAAGCGATAGTTTCTACTACGTCATTAAGTGCTAAAGCAGAGGTAAACGTAATAGTAGTACCATCTGTAGCCGTAAAGTCAGAACCATCAATAAGCTTAACACCATTAAGCCAGACATCAATGAGTCCTGCGTTATAGTTTGTACTAATGCTAGTTTGACCAGAAGTCGCTGTAAAGTTATTTTTTACGTAAGTAGCTGTAATGTCATCTAGTACAACACCACTAAAGTCAAAGACTTCTAGTTCATCCCCCGCAGCAGCGCCTGAGACTAAAGTTACAGAGGCACCGCTAAAGGTATAGTCTTGTGTTGGGTTTAATAATAAACCATTAAGGAAAACGTGTATTTCATTAAGAGCAGTAGAACAAACAAAAACTGTTTGATTTGCAGTAGCTGTAAAGGAATACCGTGTAAATACACTCCCTGCACTGCCTCCACTACCAATTTCAATAATACTTTCTGTTCCACCTACGCTTTTCTTAGTATAAAGCTTACCATCGTAGGTGTTAAGAGCTAGTTCACCTAACTCTAGTTGACTGTTTGTAGGTACGTTACCCTGAACAGCCGACCGTTTTAATTTCATTAAAGTTGCCATTTTAGTATATACTCCTATAGCGCCTATCTAGGCTAGGTTGTTGGCAAAAGTTTAGTAAGAACCACCGTCTAGGGTTACGTTCTGAAGTGTCTCGTTGTTTAGATCCCAAGCATCATCTGTCTCATTCCAGTAGAAGGATACGTTAGTAGAAGTACCACGTTCAACTTCAATACCGCCATTTTGAGAAGGCGCACCTGTTTCATCAGAGTTAAGGACAATAATAGAGTCACCAATGTTAACTTCATTTGAATTAACAGAAGTGGTTGTACCATTAACAGTCAAGTTACCTGCAATAACAACTGTACCAGTATTATCCCCATGAGTTGCAGGATCAATAGTAAAGGTTGATGGACCTTTAAGCTCGCCTGTTAGAGTAGCATCATTAAAGGTTACATCAGAAGTCGTTTCTACTGCCTGACCGATAGAAATAGCACCTGTACCTGAGTCATAAGTAACCCCTGTACCACCACTTAGTTTACCACGAATAGTGGCATCAGTAATGTCAAAAGTACCTGTTGAGTAAGTAGTATTAGTACCTGCACTAAAGTGAGCCTGTACTTCTGAGGCGCTTGGGCCTGTATAAGTAAATACGCCTGTTGCAGAGTTATAACTAAAGGAGCCATCCCCCCCTGCATCTTGTGCTGATACTGAGTTACGAGCATCTGCTTCAGTATTTGAGGCTGCTTGAATGTCTGCTTCCGCTAGGGTGTTGTTTACAAAGTTAGAGCCATCCCACTTAAGGATTTCACCAGAAGCAATAGACGTAATAGTTACATCTTCTAGTTCTGAAAGGTTTTGATAACCTGCATACTGAAATGCTGCACCGTCATAAGCTTTAAGTGCGTTATTAGCTGTATCATACCAAATGTCACCTTCTGTAGGGGCAGAAGGAGCTGTAGCGCCTACATAGGCACCTTGTAAGGTAACAATACTTCCGTTATTGTCTTTTGTGTAAATCTTACGATCTACTAAGTTGATAGCGAGTTCCGCTTGATCTATTTGCGTAGTAGCTGGTGAGTTACCTGCCACTGACGACTTTTTAAGTATAATTTTGGTTGCCATTAGAAGGTTCCTCCAATAATAGACGTATTAACATTGTCAAGTGTTGCTGTTGCGGTGTACTTCTCGCTTGTGCTATTGTATACAAGCAAGGCACCGTCTTCTTTATTAGTATTATCAATATCTAATACTTTAGCGGTAGTTAGTTTATAGTTTTCATAACGTGATTCAACAGAGTTGTAAGCAATGTAATCACCTTCTTCTAAAGGGTCATTAATTGTTACGTTTGCAATTTCTTCTAGCTGCAACTCTGAGAACAGTGGACCTGCGTTAATAGTTTCAATAACTACTCCTGCAGCATTGCTAATTTCTACAAGTAGTTCACTGTTTTCATTAATTGTAACGTTAGTTACAGAATCACCTTTTGTACCTTGACCGCCTGTTCTAGCTAAAGAAATACTATGTTCTGGACTACTAAAAGAAATAGTAATATTGTTGTTAGAAACAGAAGTGGTATAAGACATTACACAGTTGCCTCCGATGGGCTATAGCGTACTTCAACTAAACCACGAAAAGGCTTCCAGATTTGTTGATTTGAACCAGTACCGCCATCTCGTATTTCCATTCCAATCCATCCATAAGAGGGTTTGTCAGGACGAGGTTGTGTTGTCCAGTTATCTACCAGACTTTCAGGTATGACAAGTTTAAACGTGTTATCAGTAGGATCACTATCAATAATAGTCAACGTAGTAATCTCACCGCCCGATTGTTCTTGAGTGGGCAACTCTTCTTTTTCATAGTCAAGAGTGGAGCTATCTGCTTCAACAATCTTGGCTAAGATGGTATAGCTGCTTAAATTAGTGACCCAATTAATAGTGATATCCATGTGGATTTGTTCACCTTCAATTACAGAGACTAATACAGCACCATCGTCTTTAATTAAGTCTTTTGACTTAGAATTAATTTTACTTCGTGCCATTGTTTCCTCCTGCCGATCCTCAGATGGGCATGTTAAGGGTTATTATTATCAGCACTATTTCTTAATACAAAATTTAACTATTTTCCCCAACGAGCTTTAATAGCTTTTTGGATGTTTTTGCGAGAAGCTTCAAGTTGTTTTGCAGTTTGTTTGCCATAAGCTTTTGTGTTTAATGCTGCTTGTTTAATTCTAGTAGAATAGCTAGAGCCAGAACCTGTTTTTGTTCCTGCTACTGTTCTAGAAGTGAAGCTTCTAGCTGCAAGGTTAGAGCCTCTTGACAAAGAATAGTTCATAGCAGTACTCTGACCAGTAATTCTACGTTGTCGACGAAGCCTATTTCTTTGAAGATGCGCTCTGCGCTCTGCAGCAGTCATTTGGCGTAAGCCTTTTTTCTTTTTAGCCATAATATTTCCTTTAAAAACCAAAACCTCGTGTAGTAGCTTTAGTACCAGCACGAATAGGGTAAAGATACTCAACAGCATACCGTAAAGCATCTGTCCAGTGTTCTACACCTTCTTTTTTATCAATAGTAGCTGAATCAGGGTTTGATTCAACCCACTGTGTTCTTTCTATAGACTTAATAGTGTTAACACACTTAGGATGTACTAACATGTCAATATCACCGTTAGCATTCTTAAATTTCTTATTAACAGCTGCTACAGAGTCAATGATAGGTGGAGCCTTGTTATGTGCTCTTGTCACAATACCATTTGACTGTAGTATAGAAAAGTCTGTTGTACCCACTGCTGCACTACTCTTACGAGCTTTACCTGCAGGGTCAGGATAAGAAATAATACGGTGTCCTTTATACTTCTCTGACAAAGCCTTTGCTAGTGTCTCAGTATCAGGGTGTCCTTGCATTTCGTCTATAATGTGTATTTGGTTGCCACGTAAAGCAAACACTACAGAGGCCATAATGCCTACGTTAAAGTCAATTGCTACGTGTACATCTTCACCATCATCAAAGTATGGTAAAGAGTTGTCTATGTGTTCCTTGCGGTTAAACGTATAGAATACGTTATTACCAGAGTCTTCGAAGGAAGCCGTATACTCTCTGGCAAACTTTAAGGGGTCTAGAGTTAACTTAATACGTTCAATCTCTTCTTCGTCAAGAAAAGGTGAGTCTTTATAAGTATAGGTGTAACTCTTCCAATCACTATCAGAATCTTGTCTGTTATACATCTCATAAAAATAATCATAACCACTGGGAGTACTAATAATAAGTGCTCTACCAGAGTTAGCGTTAAACTTTTTAGCGTTCATAGGAGACCAACGAGTAGCAACACAAGGTTGTATAATTGATTCCCACGACTCTTTAAGGTTCATACCAGCACCCTTCCAAGAAGTAACCTCATCGGCTACTATAAAGTACTGACCTGTACCACGCATACGCTGTGATGCTTCATAAGACCAAAGCTTAAGTTGAACGTTATTGGGAAACCAAAACTGTCCTGCTGCCTTAGAAGCCTTATCAGCAAAGTCTTCCATACCTAACTGCCAAGCTATCAGCGGATAGTAAATATCTACTGCTTGGCTGTAGGTAGGGGCAATGAGTGCCACATTCTTATTAGGCACACTCTCATCTAACTCCATTAGTTCTTGTACTGCTATAATAGCTGCTGTAGCTGCAAGGTAAGACTTACCAAAGCCACGGCTAGCATTAACTACTGCATAACGATTACTCTTATTTACAAATAAGTCTCTAATAACTTCTGACTGTTTCTCATGTAACTTTATCATCCACTTAACTTCTTATACTTCATAGCAAGCTTTTCTTTTTCTCTTAGTAGCTTATCTAAATTTTTAGCCTTAGTAAACGTCAACTGGTTGTTACTAGTCGCTTTAATAGTAACTCCACTGACTTTAGTTAGATTATAGCCTCGCTTTTTATACCAGTCTAATTCTTGTTTATTAAACCATCTTTCAGCTTGCTTTACATTTTTAAATCCAAAGGATTCTCCTCTTTTAAAGTCTAAATATTCAAAATGAGCATCTGGAATTGACTTACGTAGAGCTTTGATGTTTTGATGTCTCTGAACAGGAAATGGCTTTCTAGCAGAGTCTAGCATAGAGGATATCTTCTTAGGGGGAACTACTCTCTTCATAAGTGGCCCTTGTCCTTTAGCATTCTGCACTCTATATATAGTATCTTTTCCTGAAATAGCTTTTATTGATTTTCTATTAGCCTGAATGCGTGTATTTAATTTAGCAAGCCTCTTAGCCGTTCTTGGTGGTACAACTTTAGTAACAGAGTTTTTACGAGCTAAAGCAGACGCCTTTACCGCTTTTGCTAAAGCTCTTTTCTGAGCAGCAGACATAGTCTTCTTAGAAAAACGTTTGACTAGCTTACTGCCGAGCTTTTTAACAACAAACTTTTTAATCATTTTTTACGTCCTAACTTTTTCTTAACCTTTTTCGGTTGTTGAGAGAATTGCTTCCCCTTTGCAAGATCAGCTCGCTTTTTTCTAGTGGAGGCGGCATACTGTGACTTGGTAAGCTTTTCACGATCCCTTTTAGGCAGATAACGCTCACCAGTAGCATCTTTACCATGAACACTATTCTTACCACTTTTAGTACCCCAGTC